TCTACAGTAGACGCTAACTTCCTAGATGCTATGCGAGCTAAGCTCGTAGGCATCATAACCAACCTCACTGAAGTAAGCACAGGTTTATATTACTCTGTAGAGTACAACGTAAATTCCCATCCTAATATGAGTTACTTTGCTTTAGACCCTCAAGGTGGGGGTGTCAACACCATGACCATCACAGCCTATCGTTCTGATGGGGAGGTTTTTCCCCTCTTTAAAGATGCCGCTGGTACAGGACAAGAGCCTGAGGTATTAGATGTATTCAGAGTAATAGCGGCTGAGGACGTAGAGAACATGACTATCAGAGATTGCACAGTGACGGCTTGTACAGACAGTGTACTAACCTTTACGGCAGGAGATTTCCAACGAAACACTGTCCATGGGGTAGCCAACATAAGCGATACTGCGTTTCACATAATCCGTAAAAAGAAAGAAGTAGCATAACAACCAACTAACGAGGAGCAAGAACAATGGTAAAAATCGACGTAAGTAAGCCCATACTAACAATGACTGGGGTACCAATGGCAGTGATAGACGATGTTTCAGGTAAGACCACTTACCCAAGCATCTGCGATATCTTTGTACACGTACTCATCCAAGAGCCTACTAGAGAAGTTGAAGGGTCAGGCCCACCGCCTACAGGCCCGGAGAAACTTATCCGCTATGCTTTAGGGCAGAAGATTATGGAACATGAAGAAGAGGGTATCATGGAGTTCTCTCTAGAACAAGCCACCCTCATCAATGACCTAGCCTCTTGGAAACTCAGCACATTGCTCTACGGGTTTATTGCTCCTCTCTTAGATGAGGGGAATACCGTAGAAGAGGGAGTGGATGGCGACACAGCTATTACAACCACCTAAAGATGAGTTAGATGAGATGCTCATCAAGTGCTCTAAGCATCTCAAATACCATTGCCAGTTTTTCTTTGGAGGACAGGGCGGGCGTTTTGCTCGTCCCTTCTCCACTCAACATGAGAAACTATTCGAGATATATGATGATGAAACCGTCAAAAAAATCCTTGTCCTTGCTCATAGAGGATTCGGTAAAACTTCCATCTTTAATCTTGGTGTACCTTCCCAGCATATTTTATTTGGTAAATCCCGTTTCATCGTCCCTGTATCTGCTACCTCTGGTAGTGCTATCATGCAGTCCGAGAACCTCAAGAGAGAGCTTATGGCTAACCCCTATGCCAATGCCCTCATCGGAAGTATCAAATCAGAGGAGAACACTTTTGCACAAGATAACTGGGTTACTACGAACGGCGAAAGAGTATATCCTCGTTCACCCGGTGCTCAGGTTCGTGGAATACTGCACGAGAATTCCCGAATGGAACTTGGTCTGTGTGATGACCTTGAAACAGTAGAGGGAGTTCAAAATCCTGAGCAGAGAGATAAACTCAAGAACTGGTTCATGGATGATTTCTGTAAAGCAGTTCAAATGGAAGACGGCGAAGACTACGTAGGCAAGACCGCTCAGGAAAACTACCGCATCATAGTAGTCGGCACCGTACTCCACCAAGCGTCTCTCCTTGAAGATTTACGAGACGACCCCACTTGGACTACCGTCGACTTACCTTTAGCCGATGAGAACATGAATTCCAACTGGAAGTACTTCATGACGGACAAGGCCGTCAGTGACCTTAAGTACACATACGAGGTACAAGGCAAGGTAGAGAACTTCTATAGAGAGTACATGAACACCTGTACACCTAGCGAGGACGCTACCTTCAAACAAGAATTTTTCCGTTATTACACACCAGAGGAGCATAACTTTGAGTCTGATGAATTTGAAACGATGGTTTTACTCGACCCGGCTAAGACCGGGAAACAGCACAATGACTTTACAGCTATCGTGGGAGTATCCGTACACGAACGAACCCAAAAAATCTACATCAGGGACATTATTAATAAGCATCTTACCCCCGACGCAATATACAAACAGACCTATGACATGGCAGACCGTCTTGGGGCTACAGTCATTGGTTATGAGGTTACAGGTCTCAATGAGTTTATTGTACAACCTATGGAGACCGAACTCCACCGTTCGGGTCGTTCACTCGAACTCGTCCAGTTAAAAGCTCGTAAGGGTGAAGGCGCTTACTCCATGAAGAATAAGGGGAAGGAAGGCCGTATAGCTGGACTTGCCCCATATTATAGAACTCACCAAATATACCACCTCGCAGGAACTTGCGATGTACTCGAACAACAGCTCATGGCATTCCCAAGAGCTAAGTTCGATGATGTGATGGATTGCTTTGCATACACAGTAGAGATGCTAGCCTTAGGTATGCGCTTTCCCGAAGAGGGTGGGTACCTAGGTGATGACAAAGATGAATTTAAGCAGTTAGAAGAAGACGATGAGGAACCTTGGGAATGGTAGTAGATGGCACTAGAGTCTTATTGTCTTTGGGTACAGCGACCAATCTTTTCGCTTGGGATTTAGATGACCCTAACTTAGATTATATAAACGCTGGGGCTTTCATGAAGATTGCTGGGGTCGGCTCTTCTGAGGGTGATATCGCTACCATCATGGATAATGATGAGATTATCATCAGACCCAGTGACGACATTCCCGGCTTACCCGGAGGCCCCACCACCACCGTAGCTAACCAAATCCCCCGCTTTAGAGACACAGTCGGGAACTTAGGCGCTTCTCTCTGCACCATCGACCCCTCCAACAACATGGGAGTCATAGGCCACCTCACTGTTGGAGGCATTCAAGTTATTTCCAATGTCGGTGTAATTTCACACGCTAACATCAATCCCCTCATAGCTGGTACAGGGCTTACCTTTACTGCTGGCGTTCTCAGTGTAGACGGTTTTGCTACTTTAGGAGACGTTACTGGCCCGGGCACCCACGCCGATAACATAGTCCCCACTTTCAATGGAGTCAACACCAACACTCTCCAAGCCTCGGCCTTCACTGCTGTGTCGGGGGTCATGTCTGGCGCTAGGTTCCGTTATGGCAATGGCCTAGTAGGAACTCCCGCAATCTCCTTCACTGGCTACACAGGCACAGGCGTATACACCACTACAGGTGACTTTCACATAGCCGTTAATGGAACTTTAAAACTCACCGTCAAAGGCACTCAACTTGTATCCACTGAGCCTTTCGTTGGCCCAGTCGGTTCAGCGATTGCCCCCACTTTTGTTTGCACAGGAGAAACTACAACAGGTTGGTTTAATTACGGGGTAGGCCAAATGGGCTTCGGCTCAGCGGGAACTACTCAAGCCTACTTTGACCAATATGGTCTTGCCTTACTCGGCTCCACAGCGATAAGCCGGCCTAGTCTCACTTTCATAGGGGACACCAACTCAGGCATTCGTCACGTTGGAGCCGACCACATTCAAATAGTAACGGGGGGTGATGACCACTTCGGCGTAAATAATTCCAGAATTTACATGGACTCAGGCCATTTCTTTTCGGTGTGGGGTGATGCCTCATTCTATGGCATAGACATGGCTAATGATTCAGCCCACCATTACGGAACTGTTACCGCTCACTCGATTAAAATGAATGTGGCAAGCGGTGCTGGTCGTGGGTTCACATGGGGAGTAGCCGGGTCGACTCCTATAGCTGGATTGACTAACGCGGGAGACTTTCAAGTTGCGGGGTGGGTTAGAGCGGAAGATGGCTCTGCTGGCGCTCCCACTTTCAGCTTTAACAACGACACCAACGATGGCATGTTCTCCAGAGGCACTTCTCAAATCGGCTGGGCAGTCAACAGCGTTGAAGAGATGTACCTTACCACTACCTACCTCTACACTGTAGGTTGGGTATCCGCTACTGGGATTACCCTTAGACCGAGAAGTGCGGGAAGTACCATCACAGAGGGTCATCTCTACTACGATTCAGACATAAATAAACTTGTAGTGTACGTAGACACAAAAGGAGGCACCGAAACGGTGACTAGTGCATAATGCCAGATTACACTAGACAGATTAATTGGTTCAGCAGGAGACAGGTTATACGCACCATCCTCAACGAACCCGATTGCCCTGAGGCAATCAAAGTCCACATGAGGGCCGCTCTAGCAGACGACAAGTCCTATTGCTACCACAGTGTGAGAAAGAAAGATAGAGCAAAGCGTCCCGAATGGGATGGTATGACTCAAGAACAGTGGAATACTATGCACGACTACAACGTAAGTGTGATGCACAAATACCTCAAAGATGGTGACCGACTGCCTCCCAGCCTAGCGCAGGACTTTGTGGATAGTGGATTACCCTTACCAGACATTAGATTGAGAGGAGGTGGCCCACTTGCCAAACTTCGTAGACGCTATCCGAACTAAGCTACAAGGCCGAACTCGGTCAGAAAGAGACCGTATCTTGGCCCGCATACAGCTAGTGTGTGCAGAATTGAGACGGCAGAATGAGACTAATCCCAAGCGAGACAGGTATTTAGCCCGTTTTGTAGAAGCCACAGAGGCTAATGGAGGGATAGTAACCCCGGCTATGCAAGCTGATTACCTCGATTCCTTAGGCACAGATGATGTGACTATACCTAATTCTGACTTCGATGACCCTGAATTTGATGATTTAGAGCCAGAAGAGATAGAAGAGCCTGTTTAACTTGACAAACGACCCCAACATAGGGTATAATACCCTAGAGGAACCATATGCCACCGTTCGTAGATAACCCCCTTAGAGGGACAGATATAAGACTAGAAGCTGGGAATAAGCTCAATAAAGTCCCTTCTGGTGAGTATTCAGACGTTTACCCGGAAGGTGTTGACCTCACTCCCGGTAGCAAACAGCATGAAATGATTAAGGAGGAAGTCCTTAAGAGAGCTAGAGAATCTGCTGATTACCTGAAAAGTCGCCATCCTAAGTGGGCACAGATAGATTCTATGCTTACAGCCTTCATTGTGCAGGACGACCAAGATATTCGCAAGAAGGAGAAAGACGGTCGTGCTCCCGTACATGTAGTTGTCCCAGAGCTATATGCCACTCTAGAGACCATTCTCACCTATATGATGGGTGTATTTGGTACTCGTCCCATCTTCCGTTACAAACCTACAGGCCCAGAGGATATCATCGCTGTGGCCCTTTTAGAACAGCAGATTGACGTTCAAACCGAGAAAAGTGCCGCTCTACTCAGGCTCTATACCCAAATGCGAGACGCATTCGCTTATGGCATCGGCGTTATGCACGTTAACTGGGAAGTCAAAGTCGGAACCAAGACGGTTGCAGTAGAAGATAATGAATTTGACCTAGTCGGCAATCCGGTAGATGTAGAGGCAGGTCGAGATACCGTAGATACCATTCTTTATGAGGGGAACAGGTTCTCTAACATCGACCCTCGCAAGTACCTGCCCGACCCCAACGTAGAAATCTATAACGTTCAAGATGGAGAGTATGTAGGATGGGTTGCTAGCGAAAGCTACTCCTCCCTCCTCAAACAAGAGCAGACAGATGTTTCTCCCCTCTTCAATGTCAAACACCTTAAAGGCCATAAACGCCATACCGCCGTGTATTCCAGTTCGGCTAACCACCCAGAGAGAGAGGCTGACAGGGATGACCGCATTAGACCGTCTTCTAACCTCACCCAACCGGTGGATATAGTCTGGATGTATATGGATATTATACCCGAAGACTGGAAGTTAGGAGATTCAGATGTACCAGAAAAATGGAGATTCGCCGTTGCAAACGATGAAGTGGTTATATCAGCCCACCCCCTCAACCTCGACCACGGGATGTTTCCAGTGGTCGTTGCGGCCCCAGATTTCGGAGGTCACGAAATCATGCCAATCTCCCGCCTCGAAGTTATCTTCGGGTATCAGGAAGTAATGAACTTCTACTTCAATACGCATGTGTTTGAGGTAGAGAAATTCCTTAAGAACTCGCTAGTCATAGACCCCAAGCTCGTCAATCAGAAAGACGTCAAAGCTATGAATGGGGTCATACGCACACGTAGGCCCAACTGGGGCCGAGGCGTTAATGACGCAATCAAAGAGCTTAAGATGCAGGATGTGACTGTAAACCACATGAATGACCTTAGCTCAACACAGTCGTTTAGTCGACAGGCATCAGGAGCCGTAGACAGTGTACAAGGCATACAGAGAAGTGGCGGAGAGAGAGTTACTGCGGAAGAGTTTAGGAGTACCAGAGGCGCTGCGTTATCGAGACTTCAAAAGGCAGCTCGCATCGTTTCTCTACAAAGTATGCGACCCTTGGGTATCATGTGTGCGAAGCATACGCAACAGTTTATGTCGGAAAGCACCTACCTCCGTGTGTCGGGACGGTGGCAACAGGCACTCGAACTAGAGTATGACATTAAGCCAGAAGCAATCCAAGAAGAGCGGGGAGGTAGTAAAGGGTTCATTCCTGTAACTCCTTTCGACCTGCTAGTAGACTTCGACGTAACAGTTGAAGATGGTTCTATTGAAGGTGGAGAATTCTTAGCCGATTGGAAAGAACTCTACATGATGATTTTACAGAATCCCGAAGCAACTCAGTCTATAGATTCCACACGCATCTTGCTTCACATCGCCCGCATCATGGGTATGGATTCAGCATACGAGTTCATCAGAAAAGAAGGCGGACAAAGCGCCCTCGCAACAGCCGATGAACAAGTTAATAGCCAATTAAAGCAGGGGGGTCAAACACAACAGGCTCCCCCGCCCACACAATAACGAGGAGAGGTAACATGAAGCAAGGTATTAATGTAGACAGCTGGAAACGGCACACACCAGAGTTAACGGCATTCTCAAATTTGTTTATGCTCAACGATGGCCCACGTTTTCAGAACTCCACAGGTAAAATCGGGGAACCGGATTGGGAAAACCCAAACCTAGACAAGTGGGGGTGGCCTAAAATCAACCACTCAGTGGTTGCAATACTACAACCCACACATCCCGGCGTGTACACCATCAACAGTTCTAGCAGTGTTCTTGTAACTGTTATGCCGGGAAAAGGTGCTGTATCTAGCATAAGTTCTCTCGGTTCAACCATCGAAGTAACCGTAGACAACACACAGTCACCTCCTCATGGAGGCATATACTTAAAAGTTAGCCGAATAGGCAATGAGTCCACGCCACCTAACGTATCGGTAAGGCGTAAGGGAATTTCTGCGGCAGGAGTCTTCACAGATGAGTACTTAGAAACTCTTATGCCTTACGACACTCTACGCTTCATGAACACCGCCAACACCAACGGCATCAAAAGCCAATGGCCTGACAACTTCATGTTTGATTCATACAGTTACTTCTCTCAGCATAACCCTTGGGGAGGCTCCATCGAAAGGATGGTACAGCTCTGTAATGAGGTAGATGCTAACATGTGGGACTGTGTACCAGATAGACCGTTATCCATGAATCAAGCTGACTACTATGACTACGTGCGTACTCGTGCGGAGTACATTAAAGAAGGTCTTCTAGACGGCAAAAAAGTTTATGTAGAACATTCCAACGAAGTTTGGAACTCAGGCTTTAGCCAGTACCATCGAGTATTGATGAGAGCCTCTGACAACTCCGGCCTCATGACTGTGGCTGGAGGCAACAAGTGGTATGCACAAAGGATATTACATGCCCTCGAAACTAATGAAATCTCTCACATCTATAAAAGCGTTCTTGGTCAAGACCGTGTTGTGGGTGTTTTGGGAGCACAGCACTATGGTATTGACACTGCTCGTCGTGGCCTTGATTATCTCGCTGGTACCAACATTGTTAGTTTCATTGACGCTATCGCAGTTGCTCCATACTTGGGGCACTCTGTTTCCGCCTCAGGTGGGCTTGATAATGCTGTAGACCAGCTCACCTCAGAGTTAGATTTATTTGAATCTAAGTTAGAGCAGTTCGTAGGGCTTGCCGATAGTTATGACCTAAGCCTAATCAGCTATGAGCAGAATCACCACATTTTTTACGACAAAGAAACTAGACAGAAGCTACCTCAGGAATTCCTAGACCTTAGGGATGATGAAGAGGTGGTAGAACTCTGCGAAGATGCGTATGATATATGCGTGGAGAGTGGTATGGACTTGACTTGTTTATTCAAACTCCCCGGTGTGCCCACCGTTTGGAGCCTGAATCCCGAATCGCCCCTCAAGCAAATGTACGATAATAAGGGGGGAATTGTGTCGGGGGTACCAGCCACCCCAGTACCTGAGCAACCTGACTTGCCAGGAATAGAACCAGAACCGCCCGTTGTGGACAGCCCTCCTGCTCTCGAGCCTGAGTTGCCTACTACATCCCCCTGCCCATCGCTGGGCATTCTGCGTTCTGACATTGCTGAGATAAAAGAAGATGTACTCAGCATTAAGCAACTGCTCCTCATCGGTAGTAAAGGCACAGTGGTGTTATCTCATGGCTAAAGAAACGTTTGGAGTACCAGACCACAAACTCGAAGCCTCTAAAGTGGCGATGGAAGACTTTGTTAAAACAGTCCTACATAATGATTATGTAGGTTTGGTATCAGAGGAACTAGAGAACTACAGAGAGCAAATAGAAACCCCTAGTACTGAACCTGAGGAATTGAATTTCGTTCGGGGACAGATAGACATATTAAAAAAGATGCGGAGGTATTTCACAGAAGAGATGCCGATGGCATTGGCAGACCAACAACAAAGCGAGGATATGGAAAATGAGTAAAGATGTAAATGGAAATGAGTTACCTCCTGTAGAGGAAGAAGTTGACTTTACCGATGAGGTTATGAGTTTAGCAGATGATGAACAACTAGCTGACTTACCGGAAGTTGAACCAATAAAGAAGAGCGAAGAGCTTAAGACTGTAAACGATAAACAGGAGGAACTGACTGATGAAGACGTTGGAGTTGGAGACGACGATAAGAACGTTGAACCAGAACCGGCAGAAGTTGAACCGGAAGAAGAATCAGATACAGACGAAGATGAACAAGATGGACAGAATATTGATAAAGCTGATGAGGAAGGTGAGCTAGAAGAAGAAGAGGAAGAAATTGAAGACCCAAGGGATGCTCAAATTAGAGCTTTGCAGGAAGCTCTTAATGGTAACGTTTTACCTGTTGTTAATAGTGGTGAACAGACTCAGGAAGAGTCTACAGATGAAAACGTACCTGCCGGGGAACAAGTAAGGCAGGAAGCATCTCCCCCAGCTGAGATGAAAGCCTCGCCAATCAACATCAACTTGGCAGAGCTTTCTGATGAAGATAAAGACAAG